CAAGGAGTTGAATTTAATGTCTAAGGAGATGAATATGAATCTAGTACCAATGGTTGTTGAACAATCGTCAAGAGGTGAAAGAAGTTATGATATTTTTTCACGTTTATTAAAAGAAAGAATTATTTTTATTACAGGTCCAATTAACGACTCGGTATCGAGTTTGGTTTGTGCTCAGTTGTTGTTTTTAGAATCAGAATCTAAAGATAAAGACATCTACATGTATATCAATTCACCCGGCGGTAGTGTAACAGCAGGATTGGCAATGTATGATACTATGCAGTATGTTAAGCCAGATATTTCAACAGTAAGCATTGGTTTATCAGCAAGTGCAGGATCATTATTGTTAATGGCAGGTACAGCCGGCAAAAGAATATCATTACCTAATTCAAAAATAATGATACACCAACCTTCAGCAGGTTTTCAAGGACAAGCAACTGATATTGAAATTCACGCAAAAGATATTTTAGATACAAAGAAAAGATTAAACGATTTGTATGTAAAACATTGTGGTAAAGATCTTAAAACAGTCGAAGATGCAATGGAACGTGATAATTATATGAATCCAGATCAAGCATTAGACTTTGGCCTAATTGATAAAATTGTTGAAAGCAGGTAGTGTACAGACAGATTGGATATTTTGACAATCATCGCCACGAAAAATTTGTGGAAGATAAATCGGTTGTAAGAACACACCTTCCTAATCATGCAGATGATCTTGTGTTTGTAACTGACAAACAATATGTTTTAGCAAAATTAAAATATCCAGATATAGAAACACTAGGTTTTTATTCATTTCCTCTTGATTATTTTAATTAAAACAAGTATAATATAAACATGGCACTAGATATATTTCATTTGAGTTATCAAGAACCCTATGCTGATCAAACATGGGAAAAACTTGTCAGCAAGTTTCCTTATGCACGTAGAGTTCAAGGAGTAAAAGGAATCTTTGAAGCACACAAACGTTGTGCAGAATTGGCATACACGAAAAGTTTTTATGTGGTTGATGCTGATGCTGACCTAGAAGATTATTTTGATTTTACATTTAAGCCAAACAAATGGGATGAACACTGTGTTCATGTGTGGAGATGTAAAAATCCAATCAATGATTTAGTGTATGGTTATGGCGGCGTTAAACTGTTTCCAACACAAGCCTTAAGAGATGCAAATGATTGGCGTATTGATTTTACCACATCGGTTGCAAACAAAGAAGGTAAAAAAGGTGCGTTTAAGGCCATGCCAACTATCAGCAACACAACAGCGTTCAACACAGATCCTTTTAACACATTTAAATCAGCATTTAGAGAATGCACAAAGTTAGCATCAAAAGTGATTGACAAACAAAAAGATGCAGAAACAGAACAACGTTTGGACATATGGTGTTCAGTAGGCAGTGACAGAGGCTTTGGTGAGTATGCTATTGCAGGTGCAATTGCTGGTAGAGAATATGGCGAAACAAATAAAAACAATATGGAGGCATTGAGTAAGATAAATGACTTTGGTTGGCTTGAGCAACAATTCAACAAAATTCAAGTCTCGTCTCGAGACGCACGAACTATTAGATAGATTTGAATTATTGTATGATAATATAGATGAATTAAAAGATCTTAGACGCAGTTACATCAACAAAGATCTTTCTAGTATTTTCCGTATCATTACAACAAACAACAAAGAAGATTTGCGTAAGTTGATTATGGAAGACAATACATGGAAGCTCTGGAGTTTGTTAGAAGAATATGCTAACACATATTTTGTAAAAGCATTTAAAAATTTTTTTGTGAATGAAATAAAAATTGACAATGACTGTTTCAGTAGAGGTCAGTTGCATAGTAAAAAATGGTTGGTATCTGAACTTGAAAAGACAAGTCTTCATTTAGGTACAATATTTTTATGTGCAGGTTGGTATGGCACACTAGCAACTATGTTGTTTGAATCTAAAAAAATACATTTAGATAAAATAAGAAGTTTTGATATTGATGAAAATTGTTGGCGTATTGCTGAAACGTTTAACAAGCCATGGGTGATGGATGATTGGAAATTTAAAGCAACAACACAAGATATACATGACATTAATTTTGCTGACCACACATATCAAACACTGAGATCAAATGGCACTGAAAGAGAACTATTTGACAAGCCAAACACAATTATCAACACAAGTTGTGAGCACATAGAAAATTGGCAAGAATGGTGGAATAAAATTCCCAAAGGAAAATTGTGTGTGCTTCAATCAAATGATTACAAAGAATTGCCAGAACATATTAATTGTGTTGATGATATAGAACACTTTAGATCAATTGCTCCAATGACCAAATATTTTTATGGAGGTGATCTAATACTTGGTAAGTACACAAGATATATGCTAATAGGAATAAAATAAAATGTATGCTTACAATGACATTAGAACAGTTCATTTAGAAATTACTGCAAAATGCCAAGCGGCATGTCTACAATGTGATCGTAATGTCAACGGTGGAGATATTAATCCTAACATAAATTTAGATGAACTTTCGTTAGAAGATTGCAAACGTATATTTCAACCTGAGTTTGTAAAACAACTCAATAGTTTGTTTATGTGTGGTAACTTAGGTGATCCTGTGATTGCACAGGATTCGTTAGAAGTAATGCAGTATCTACGCAGTCAAAATCCAAACATATGGTTAAGCATGAACACAAATGCTGGCGCTAAAAAACCAGAATGGTGGCGTGAACTTGCAAAAACTATTGGACAACAAGGTCATGTAATTTTTAGTTTAGATGGACTAAAAGATACTAATCACTTGTATAGACAAAATGTCAATTGGGATATATGCATGGATTCTGCACAAGCATTTATTGATGCAGGTGGTAGGGCAAGATGGGATTATTTGATATTTGGACATAATCAACATCAAGTAGAAGAAGCAGAAGCACTGTCTAAAAGAATGGGATTTGAAAAATTTATGAGTAAAAAGACTGGTAGATTTTTTAGCAATGTACAATCAAAAGGCAAAGATGAACATCAAGGTGTAAATCGTAAAGGTCAAGAAACACAAAAACTTACAAAGCCTGATGAAAAGTATGTGAACACAGCTCTTAAAAAATTAGATCCATTGGTTGAAAAATATGGCTCTATGGATGAATATTATAATCAAGCAAAAATTAATTGTAAAGTGCTAAAAGACAATAACATATATGTTAGTGCATCAGGACATTTGATGCCGTGTTGCTGGACAGCAGGACAAATGTACAAGTGGTGGGAAAAACCAGGACAGAATCAAATTTGGAAATTTATAGATGATGTTGGCGGGCTTGATGAACTATCAGTACTCAATCACGGATTTAAAAAAGTTTTAGAAGGAGACTTTTTTAACAATATTAAATCAAGTTGGTCAAAAACTTCTTGCACAGGTGCAGATGGCAAACTAAAAGTGTGTGCTGTAAAATGTGGAACAGAGTTTGATCCATTTGGCAGTCAATTTGAAAAGGTAAATACATAAAATGAATAATAAAAAACTACCATCAAAAACTTTCTGTGCATTACCTTGGATGCATTTGTCAACAAGACCAGACGGCAATATGCGAGTATGCTGTACAGCAAACGCATCATCAGTTGGTGCAACCAATGACAAAAAGCATGGTGGACAAGTTGGTGTACTAAAAACAGAAAGCGGAGTACCTGCAAATTTAAATAATTCAGATTTAATGACTGCTTGGAACAACGATTATATGAAGAATGTTCGTAAGCAGATGCTTAATGGAGAAATGCCAGCAAGTTGTTTAAAATGCTATAAAGAAGAATCAGCAGGACATTTAAGTAAGCGACAATGGGAAACAGACTATTGGTTAAACAGATATGACATTGATGAAATCATAGGTGAAACAGCAGAAGACGGATCTATTCCACCTAAGATTAGATATTTAGATTTACGTATGGGATCTAAATGTAATCTAAAATGTATCATGTGTTCACCGCATGATAGTTCACTTTGGGTAAAAGATTGGTTAGATGTATATCCTACCATTGAAAACGAAGATTTAAAACAAACAATGGGTTGGGATAATAAAGGCAAAATGCATGGTGCAAATTATAATTGGCACAAAGACAATCCAAAGTTTTGGGAACAGTTATACGAACAAATTCCACACATGTATCAATTGTATTTTGCAGGAGGTGAATCAACAATTATTGAAGAACACTATACATTGTTGGAAGAAGTTATCAAACGTGGATATGCTAAACACATTGAATTGAGATATAATTCAAATGGTATCGAAATGCCACAACGCTTGTTTGATTTATGGAGTCATTTTAAAAGAGTACGTTTCCATTACAGTGTAGATTCAATTGGTGAAATGAATGATTATATTCGTTTTCCATCAAAATGGGATCATACTGTAAAGCAGTTTCATTTGTTAGACAACACAGAAGACAAAGTTGAAGTTACTGTGGCTTGTGCAGTACAGGCATTGAATATCTATTATGTGCCAGATTTTATTAAATGGAAATTAGAACAAAACTTTAAAAAGATAAACATATGGCCGTTTGGTGCAGGAATGATTAATTATCATTTTGTGTATTGGCCTGGACATTTAAATGTGAAAGTTTTACCTCAGTGGTTTAAAGATGAAGTAAAACAAAAGTATGAAAACTTTTATCCTTGGTTAGAACAAAATTGGCAGTTGTCGGGAGCGCCATCAAAAGAAGAATTTATGAACGCAAGTTATGGTATTAAGAGATTACAAGGCATGGTTAAATTTATGATGAGTGAAGACTGGTCACAACGTATGCCTCAGTTTAGAGAGTACATAACAAAATTTGATAAACAAAGAAATACTGACTTTGCTAAAACATTTCCTGAAATGGCTGATTTATTAAATGAATCAAAAGACAACCTAGTGAAAGCAGAAGCAAGTGAAAGTATTGATGAAAAACTTGAAAGAGAACTTGCAGATGGCGGAACAATCTGATTTAGAACGTAAGTGGCAAGATATGAAAGACCACGTTACTGCTTCAAGGCAGGAACTTGATGGTATGGCTATCTGTCCATTTGCAAAAATGGGATTTAAACGCAATGAAGTTGTAGTACATTGGGTAGGCAAAGATATGTTTAAAATAGCAAATCAAACATTGGAAGATTATCCTTTGGGCAAACAGTTAGTATTATGTATAGGTGATCCTAACGACTACACACTTGATGAATTAGAGCAATGGGAAAACGATAATCAATCAAAAGCAGTTTCAAATGATTTGTACATTTATACATCTTACAAATCAGAAGATAAGCAAGAATCTGTAGGAGTTGAAAAAAATACAGATAAACTTATACCAGGTTTAGGATCTGGCAATAAAGGACTTGCAATTATACAAATACAAGGACTTTCAGATTTAAATGAAAAGTCTGAATGGGTACATCAAAATACAAAATATTACGACAAATGGAATAAGAAGTATTACGATGCTATTGTAAAAAGAAGATATCGTGATAGCAATTACGATAGTGAGGAGTTTGAAAAATAATGGTTAATAATTACAGTGAATTTTTTAGTGACAAGCCTTTGGTAAGCACATACTCAGAGTTCCAGCCACTTGAAGAAGTTATTGTTGGTACCCCTTATGATCCAGACACTTTTGATTCAAGTGACAGATTTAATCAAGAAGCAAAAGATTTATTAAAAAGAGTACTTACAGAAACAGCAGAAGATTTAGAAGTATTGGTTGATATTCTTAAAAAAGAAAACATAATTGTACAAAGACCAAAACCGTTGCATAATCCTTTACAAAAATACACAGTGGGTGAATTTGATATTGAATACATTAATCAACCATTACAACCAAGAGATTTAATTGGATTCTTTGGTAATAAAATTGTAGAAGCATACACTAAAGACACATCAAGATATTTAGAAACACTTTGCTCTAGAGATATATTAAAAGAATATTATACATATGGTGCAGAATGGATTTCTATGCCACAGCCACAGTTAAATCAAAAAACATATCATGATTATTGGCGTAATGGAGAAGTACTGTTTCATTCTGCTAATTTAATTAAATGTGGAAAAGATATATTTCATTCGCAATCAAATCAAAAAGATCCTGAGAAAGGCAAAGGCACAGAACAAGGATTGCATTGGTACAAACAGCAGTTGCCTGAGTTTACGTTTAATGAAGTGTCTGTGGGCGGGCATGTTGATGGTAAAATTGCACTGCTTAAACCAGGACTACTAATGACATGGAAAAAAGATTGGTTGCCAGAAAAACTTAAATCATGGGATTGTATTCTTGTTGATGGAAAAGGCACAAAATTTCCAGAAGATTTTAAAACAACACGTAAGCAAAGATTTTATAAAGATTATATTGAACGTTGGCTATCACATTGGATTGGATATGTAGATGAAACTGTGTTTGATGTAAATGTTCTAAGTATATCAGAAGACAAAGTTATTTGTACAGGTGCAGACAAAGAAGCATTTGCACAATTAGAAAAACATGGTGTTACACCAATATATTGGAAGTTTAGACATCAATATTTTTGGGATGGCGGAATCCACTGTTTAACATCTGATGTAAGACGCAAAGGCAAGCAAGAGAATTATTTTTAATTATGACACAACGTGATTGGAATTGGCATAAAGATATTGATAAAAAATGTCTAGCACCGTGGCACAGTTTAACCATCAATTGGGAAGGCAATGTGTTTGCTGATGCAGTGGCTAAATTTCCTTACGGCAATTTGTATAAAAATACATTGTCTCAAATGTGGAACAATGATGTTGCAGTTAAATTAAGACAAGATTGGAGTAAATCAAAAACTACAAATCCAATATGCAGTCAGTGTATAGCAAAAGAAACATCATCTGGATATTCACGTAGATTATATTTTTACAACAACATGGATCCAGAAATAGTTAAAAAAACAACGTATGATCCTAATGCATCACCTGATATATTGTATTTAGAGATTAATTCATCAAACAAATGTAATCTCAAATGTCGTATGTGTTGCGGCCCAGTATCAAGTTCATGGATAAAAGATGAAATTAAATTAGCATCAAACAAACCAGATTGGATGCCTTACAGAGACAAAGGTGAATATTTTAAACTAGATTTCAGTATTATTGAAAATTTATTAGAAAACAAAAATTACTTTTTAAATTTAGAAGTTTTAAAATTAACTGGTGGCGAACCATTAATGGAAGATCAAAACTATCAAATTATGGAAAAGTTTATAGAATGGGGTATTGCTAAAAATGTTACACTAGATATCAATACAAACGGAACAGTTGTAAATGAAAGATTAAAAAACATCACAAAAGAATTTAAAACAGTGAAGTTTCATATAAGCATAGAAGGTACAGGCAAACTTTATGAATATATACGTGGTGGCGATAGTTTTGATATTATCCAACTGGAACACAACATAAAGAACTTTTTTAATAAATTAACAAACACAACTTTGATATACACAGTTACAGTACAGGTTTATAATATATTTGATCTTGTCAATATTTGGCAATGGTATCTTAAAAATAGAAAACCACATGATGAAATATATTTTAGAAACATAGTTGCAAATCCAAGATATTTAAACATACATGTATTACCACAAAAATATAAATTACAAGCATATGAAATTTTAAAAAATGCAAATTTACCAATTGGTGATTATTTTCCTCCTGGAGAACCGTTAGGACAAGGAGACATAGGGTTTGGCGATTTAATAAGTAATTTAGCAAACAGTAAACATTACACAGAAGATCAACAACAAACTTATTTAAAAGAGTTTTTGTGGTTCACAAAAGAACTTGACAGCATAAGAAACACAAATATTAAAAATGTTGTACCACAATTAACAGAATTATTTGAGGAAACATATGAAACAGTCTGATACATTTTGCATACTACCGTGGATGCATGTTGCTACAAACTCAAGTGGTAATTATCGGGTGTGTTGTAATTCAACACCTGGTGAAAATTTCATCACAGATGAAAATGGTGCACCATATAAAATTTACAAAAACTCTCCTGATGAAATATGGAACACGCCAGTATACAAAAATTTACGTAAAGACTTATTGAATGGCAAAAAGCCAAAGATGTGTGTGAGATGTTGGAGAGAAGAAGCCACAGGCATAAAATCAGCACGTCAAGGATTTAACGAATCATACAAAGAACATATTGAAGAAGCAATAGCAAGTACCAAAGAAGATGGATCAGCACCAGTAAAAGGTGTGTATGTTGATTTACGATTAGGCAATTTGTGTAATTTAAAATGTAGAATGTGTAATCCATGGGCATCAAATCAATGGGTAGAAGAATGGAATTCAAAAACGTCCTATGACGGAACAGATATTCCGCAAGAAGAACGTGATAGATTGACACACATGAATTGGCCAACAAATGAAAAGACTTGGGAAAACTTGATGCCAATCATTGATACAGTGGAAGAAATATATCTAACAGGTGGTGAGCCAACACTTGCACTTGAACAATACAAATTGTTTGATCGTTGTATTGAATTAAACAAAGCCAAAGATATTATACTAAAGTACAACACAAACTTAACTAATATTCCACCTAAAATGATTGAGTATTGGACACACTTTAAAAAAATAAAAATAAATGCATCTATTGATGGGTATGATCAACTCAACAGATATATCAGATATCCAACTAACTGGAAATCAGTAAACAAAAACTTGTCAGCATTTGCTGAAATGGAAAAGCAAGGTAAAATGAGAGTACAGGTACATTCAACAGTGCAAATATACAATGTATTAGATTTAAATGAATTGTTTGAATACACAATGCAGTTTGGATATTTTCCGTATTTGAATATACTTGATCACCCTGATTATCTAAATGTTCGTGTACTGCCACAAAATTTAAAAGAAGAAGCCGCAAAACGTTTGCAACCTTGGATAAAACAAGACAAAGTACAAGGACTTATAAACTACATGATGGCCGAAGACTGGACAAAGCATACTGGCAAGTTTATTGAGTACACTACTGAAATAGATAAGTCACGCAATCAATCATTAGAAAAAGTTGCACCTGTACTAAAAGAAGTTCTTGACAATATCTAGTATCATGCTATTATAATATACGAATTAACAATAATAAAGAGGTTACTAATGATGAAATACTTTATAAAACATTTACTTACAGCATTGTTATTCGTGTTTTCAGTTGTTGCATTTGCCTGGGTTGGCAATGAAGCAGGAAAATTAATTGGACAAGCAATTGGAAGTGAAAAATACGGATTCCTAGTTTGGATTGGTTTTACAGTATTGATTGGTGTAGTTTTTTATGCATACAGCCAAGCAAAACTTGATGTAAAATATCAATCTAAATAATGGTTATGTTCCCTTCGTCTAGCGGTCTAGGACAACGCCCTTTCACGGCGTAAACACGGGTTCGAGTCCCGTAGGGAACGCCAAATAAATATGTGTAGAAAGAAAAATAATGTTTGATTATATCAATAAAAAAATAAAAGAGTCAACAATAATTAATGATGTAAAAACTCATGTTACTGTGTTTGATGTGCAGAATTTTTTTACAAATGAACATTATCAAAAAATTTCAAATGATATTGAAGAATTTAAAAAATTATACATACATTTGGATTATCCTTCGCAAGGAACAGAGCCGTCAATTATAACATTTGATGAAATAGCAGATACAGATTCTTTTTATGATACACTGTGGAACTATACAAAAACAAATGAATTCAAAAAGTCAATACTTGAAAAATTTAATTTTGAAAATATAGATGAAGTAGTTAAAATAACTTCATCAAACATAAGTTTTCATACAGAATATGAACATCAAATTGACAAAGCACACACTGATCAAAAAGATAGTTTATCAACAATAACATTACAAATATATCTTCCCAAAGACAATAGTTTAGAAAAATACGGAACACAATTTGTTGATAATGTAGACAACGAATTGTATAGAAAAAAGTTTTTACCTAACCAGGGTTATGTGATGATATCTAACAACAATTCTTGGCACAAGCCAACGTTGGGTGTAGAACGCAACTCATTAGTGATTAGATTGACTGTAAATTTAGATTATGCAAAAACAAAAACAGTTTATAATTATAATTCTAATAATGATGTGTGTTATACAGTATGGAACAAAGATATGCATGTGCTTCCAAAACAAACTGATTGGATGGCAACAATGACAATCAGCAATATGATTGAGCATGGATTTGAAAATATTGCAGTAACTAAAAAACCTTTTAGCAGTGATTTAAAATTTTTAAAAGGACTAAAGAAACAAGGATTTAAAAAAGTATTGGTTGCATTTGGTGGGTATGTGTGGACAGATAATAGCATAATCAACTTTGTTAATAATTTAGATATGACAACACCTATTGCCGGCTGGAAAACAGGTAGTGGTAAAGAATTAGTGCGTCAGTGTTTTGTTGTTAATTTAGATATGCTGGACACTATCAAAGAAGATTTTGCATATGGCAAATTTTTTGCTGAATGTATTGATAACTACACAGATATTAGGTATGATGTTTGCGACCATAGACACTATTATCATCCAGAAGTAGAAGATGCAGATAATGTTGTCAGTTGGATTTCACGAAAGATTCCATATGATGATACAGATCTGGCTAAAAAGATTGAGTATTTTACACCATATATGGAGAATCACAGTACTCTGCAATCTCTCACTAAATCCATGTTAAAGCAATAGTTAATATTATTTGGCCAAAATGTAAATAAACATAGCAGAAAAAGGCAGATTTAGTTCCTTAAACATCACTAAACCATTGATTTTACTACATTTTTTTATCTATATTTCTGGTTGACAGAATCCTAATATGTGCTATATTAATAATATGAATAACAGAGAGGCACAGAAAATGGAAAAAGCAGTATACAACACCAAAATTGCTCTTGCAGTTGCTAACGCAATCTACCGTAAAAAAGGTTATGTTAGGACTACAGAAGCAGATTACAGTGAACGTAAATCTAACAAAACACTGGTTCTTGAAGAACTTGCAAAAGCAAATCCGCAATATGCCAAAAAAGATTCTGCATTTGCAGATGAAATCATTGAGCATTATCAAGGCCTATTGTTGTTTAAACTTGGTGACACAAACAACAGTTTCCAAGAAGCAGTTCTTTCTTGTGTTGCACAAGATACTGTGAAAGCAAGAGATATTGGAATCATTGCATCACTGCCACACACATACAAAACCACTCTTGATAAAGAAGCAAGAAAAGCCAAAGAAGAAGCAATGGCTTCTAAAAGTAATTTTGTAGGTGATGTTAAAAAACGTAATGTGTTTGATGTTGTGGTTGAAATGGTAAAGCCACTGCCACACAAAGGTTTGTACATTGTGAGCTTTATGCAAGGTGCTAATATTCTTAAACACTTTACACCCAACAATCCAGAAGATGATGGCATTGTTGAAGGTGCTGGTTTGCAGATCAGTGCATACGTTAAAGATCATCAAATCAACAAATACAATGGTGGTAAAGAAACTATTGTCAACAGAATCAAAGTTCTGAGAGTAAAAACAAACAATGAATAAAAAATACAAACCAAGATACTATGCACCACAAGAGATCGATTTTAAGAATCATCCTTTTGTTGGTGTTGAATGGCCAATCACAGGATCAACAGGCAATGCCTATGGCGTTGAAATGACTGACAATGGTTTTGTGTGTAACTGTATTGGTTTTGCAAATCATGGTAAATGTAAACACAGCAGAGAGGTAGCAGAAAAAATATGTACAGCATAATACAAGAATTAGAATCAAACAATTCAAGATTGTTTAAAGAAGATGTAATCAAACGTGAAGCAGAAGCCAACAACGATCTTTTCTTTGAAGGTTGTCGTCTTGCTCTTGATCCACTTGTTTCGTTTGGTGTTAAACAAGTACCACAAGCAGAAAAAGATGGTCCTGGTTGTAGTTGGGAACAGTTTAAAGAACT